GCCGCGGAGCGCTTCGGCTTCGCGCACGAGCTGCGCCCGCTGCGCCTGCAGGGTGTGCACGGCGGCAATCGGCCCGACGGCCAGGAGCAGACCGTGATGCCCGGCCCCCACCTGCGACGCCAGCAGCGCGATCAGCGCGATCCCGACGCAGGCATAGGCGACGCGCGGCGTCCACAGGGCCGCGCACCACGCCAGAAGGCCGGAGACCGCGCGGCGCAGCGCGACCGCCGTGCGGCGCCGCCACGGCTCGACTTCGAGCGTGCCGGCGCCCCATGCGTTGACCTGGTAAATATTCAGAGGCATTCCCGCCACGGCGACGAGCATCGCCACCAGGAACGGCATCATGCGGACGCGGTTCGTTTCCATTCGTTTCTCCTCGTTAGTAGCGGGCGCGTGCCAGGCGGAGTCGGCGAGCCCGATCCGCATCGTCGGTGTGACCAGGCGTGAGCATCACGCACAGGTTCGTCGGAACATCTTTCGAGCTGCGGACGCGCGCGCCCGCATCGGCCCCCATAGGGACCATGCTGATTTCGTAGGGCTCCCAATCGGTGGCGAGACGCACCGGCATCGCGCTTTTGCTCGTGGGCGCCGTTTCTTCGAAACGGTGCACACGGTAGCCAACACTCACGTTGCGAATGATGCCGTCGCGCACGTCCTGGTAGAACGGTTCCACGTCCGCGCGCTTCGAGAAGCGCACGGTGGCGCGCCCTTCCTTACTCGTCAGCGTGACGCTGCCCGGTTCGACGACGCCAATCTGACTCGCAATCGAATACGCACTATGGGAGTCCAGAAGTGGCGCGCCAGCGTTCAAGCGATCGAGCCGAATGTGCTTCGGGTCCATCGACAAACGCTCAATGAAGCGCAGCCCGGTCTCCCAGTCAAAACGCACGACGTCAGCGCCCGTTGTGAAGGTCAGGTCGACCGTGCGCGCGGCGTCGTTCACGTCCCCGATGGCGGCGCGGAGGTCCAGCGGCGGAACTTCAATCGTCGACGGTTTCATTGGATGGCCTAAGCATCGCAGACCATCACTTGAACTGTATTTTTTTGAATTGGAAATTCAGCGAGACGTGGACGCCTGGCGCGCGCGAGAGATGAGCGTGTCGCACATCAAATCATGCAGCGACGCGCGGCGTTCGACCTGCACCAGACGACAGAGTGCGGCGTAGACGTCTTCCGGCAGGCGAATCGTCGTGGGCACCTTCAGCACCGCGCCACGGGGGCGCCCGCGGCGGCGGCGCTCGTGGAGCTGCCCGGTGAAGACAGCGCGGTGTTCACGCTCAATCATGCGGGTTACGCCTTCGGGGCATCGCCGGCGGGGTTCTCCGGGACCGACGGCTGCATCAGCCCATGCTGCGTGATTTTCCGAGCGTCGCTATCAAGCACTAAGCCGAGTGCGTCCAGCTTGGCGTTGTCGGCCGCCATCTCAGCGAGCACTTCATCGGGATCGAGGCCACGCTCGCGAATCGCCCCTGACAAGGTCTGGATGCCCGTGCGGATGTTCCGTTGATAGGCCAAGCCCTCGGTGGACGGGTCGAGCATCGGCATCGGGGGCGGCGTCCAGCGCGCCGACGGCGCAGCGCCGAGGCCGGTCAGATACATAGCCTGCGTGGCCCAGCCCCACACGGGGTCACAGAACTGCGGGATCAGAACACGCCAGCGCCAGTCGTCCACGCGCGCCCAGTGACGCAGCCGCGACATGCGCGCGGCCGAGAACGGCATCCCGGTGTAGTCCCCGGTCAGGTCCTCATAGGTGACGCCCAGACCCGCCGCAATCGCGCGCAGGGAGACCGCCGAGTACCCCGCATAGTCCGTAACGGGCGGCGGCTGCACCACGTTTACCGAGCGCCCAGGGGGGAGATTCAGGATCGCGCCAGGCTCCAGCGTGTCCGTCATGGGTGACGCCGCGTCGTCGGGCGTCCCGATCGCGCCGGCGCCGCCGTCGATGTCGCTCGTAATCACCGCCAGGCAGGCGGCAATCTTCTGCTTCATCAACGTGGCATCTTCAAACTCGTCGAAGTCCTTGAAGCGCAACAGCACGGGCGCGAACCACGACACCGCGCGGACCTGGCCAGGCCGCTGCGCTTTGAAGACGTGCAGAATCTCGGACGCCGGAATCCGCCGCGACTGTGCAAAGAGCGTCGCCGTGGTCGTCGTCGATGACCCGGGATGCGAGGGAAAGAGCCAATAAGCGACACGCGCGCCGATCGCGTCGAACTCAATTCCTTGGATAATCTGCCCGCCGTTCGGCAAGGGCATCGTGCGCTGGGTGTCGAGATAATCCGATTCGAGCACCTGCACCTGGAGGGGAATCGGCAGCCCATCCTCCGGGCGGCGCAGTCGGCGCCGAATAAGCACCTCGCCAGATTCGGCGACGCCGCGCATCACCAGCTTCTGCAGGCCGTAGAAGTCGAGCCGGCCGTCCGCATCACACGCGGGCGTCTCCGCCCAGGCCCTCCACAGATCCAGCGTCCGCGCGTTGTCCGGGAACGGCTTCGCCACGATGCCGGCGCCAACGGCGTGGTCCCCGATGGTCGTGAGGGCGGATTCGGCATGTCCGTTATTCCGGACCAGGTCCCGCGCGGCGTCCCGCAGCTTCGCAAGACTGGTCCAGTTCGCGAGGTTGGCATCCGTGGACGCGCGATGCCACCCCTGCGTGCGCCGACCAGTGGCGGCGCCCTCGTAGTGACGAAGCGCGAGCTCCATGACGAGGCGCGCCCTAACCCGCCGGAGCTGCAGCTGGGGAGCCACGAGGCCGATTGCGCGATCGAGCCATCCAATCGGCGTCATCACCTACACGCCTTTCCGCGTGGCCGCGTAGCGCGTGCGCGACTGACCCGCGCTGCTCGCAATCAACTGCGCAATACGGGCCCGCTCGGCATACAACTCAGCGAGTGGACGAAAGGTGATGGACTGATCCGAGAACGAATGTTGCGACACCACGCGGACCTTCGCGATTTCCGCGTCGAGCGCGTCGAGATCAGCTTGCGAATACGCCATATGAAATTGTCCGGATGAACAGCACCATGATGCGCCCGAATGGTCCAGGTGCGATTTATTTAGATACTGAAATTGCACCGTTGAAGAATGTCGCGTAAGAGCGCAGAGACCGACAGGCCCCGTTCGCGCGCCGCGAGAATCAGGCGATCGTGAAGCGGCACTGGAATCCACGCACCAACACGACTGCCGGCATCGCGACGTTTCTTCGGGCGACCGCGCGGGCGGAACGTGGGACGCCGCGGCATCAGTGCCGCTCCAGCCAATTCCGCCGACGGCCCCCGAGGAACTGAGGCCGCCGCGGTGGCAGCGAGCTCGGGGCCACGGCATCCGGCACGGCAGTCATCATCGCCGCCGCCGGCGCGGGCTGCCGGACGACGCCAAGCATCCGCTCACGCGAGTCCCAGTCGGTGTCCTTGAAGCGATCGAGGCCGGCGACGAACGCGGCCGCGCGCGCGTAGATGCGCGCGTCGAGCATGTGGTTCTGCCGGCCAGGAATCAGTTCCCAAATCAGCCGCACGAAGCCCTTGCGCGTCTTGTGCGCGACGAGCTGCTCGGCGGTGAGCTGGCGGAAGTACTCGTCGCCGTATTCCGGGAAGTGACAGTAGCCCCCCGGTGCACCGGTCTCGGGCGAGACCTCGAGGCGGAGCCAGCCGTAGAATTCTGACTTCGCCATCGACACGCAGACCGGCCACACCTTGCCGCCCCGTTTCAACTTGCGCCCGCGGTCCGAGACGTCCACCGGCGAGGGCGACCCTACCAGGACGCCGCCTTCATCGCGCCCCTTGATAGCGATGACGCGGTTCATCGGGTACTTCCGCACCCAGTTGTAGACGGTCTGCGTGTTGTAGCCGCTATCGACGGCGAGCATCCGGATCGGCATCTCGACGCCGCCGGCGTGCGGATACGTGCGCGCAAGCAGCGCGTCGAGCTCGCCCCACGGCCCGCGCACCAGATCCGCCGTGTCGCCAGGCAGCTCACCGGAATCAATCGACCAGGACGTCTTGCCGCGGCCCCAGCCGACGACTTCGTAGACGATGCGGTCCTTCTGGACGTCGCAGCCGGCCGTGACTAGGAGCGCGCCCATCGGGATCGTGCCGATCGCGTAGCTCTCGCGCCGCTTTTGCAGGCCTTCCCACGCCGGCGCTTCCCCGCCCTGCGCGCTCCAGACCTCGCCGAGCACCGTGTTGATGAACACGCGGTGCTTCTCGGGATCCTTGTGCGCCTTCACAAACATGTCGGCGATTTCGCCCCATGACATCCAGCCGACGGGCGCATAGAGCGCGTTCAGGTGATAGCCGCGAATCCGCTCGCCGCCCTGGCCGGGCGCCTCGGCCCGCCACTCGCCCAGCGCGAGCATTTGCGACTTGTGATGGTTCTGGATTGCGAAGCTGCAGGCCCGGCACTCGTAGACCGCGCGCTCGGGCGGGAGCAGCAGCTTCGTCCACACCAGGCGCGCGAACTCGAGCGGCTGCATCTCCCCGCACGCGGGACACGGCACGTAGAAGCGCCGCTGGTCCGACGCGTAGTACGCGGCCTCGATCGCCGAGCGCCCCTCGATCGTCGGCGTCGAGACCTTCATCCGCTTGCGCCGGGCAAA